ATATATATTATTATAATGCAATACTTTTAACAGGTTTTTTTTTAAAAAAGGAGCTGAATTTTTAACAGGTTTTTTTTAAAAAGGAGCTGAATTTTTAAACAATCTCTACTTTGCTCGTTCCGTCTTTATCCTGGGATATCTGGAATACCTTATCCGCATGGGCTATAATATCCTCTCTGGGAATCCTTTCATCACTAATCATAATTATCTGTAAGCCTAGAGTGTGGCTTATTTCTTGGATGATAGCCAATGCCCTCCTGTTCTCTTCCTCCCCTTTTAATTGATGGAAGGGTTCATCCAATAACAGGACAGGTCTGATCTTCTTATCCTGGCGAATTGACCAATATGCTATTCTAAGAGCTAGGCTAGCCACATCTATGGCTCCTCCACCAGCACTTCCAATAGGGGGGAATTCCATTCCCCGGCGGGCGAATAAAAGCTCTACTTCCGTCTTTCCCCGCTTCTCTTGGAATTCCACTTTAAGCAGGTAGGGATCATCAAATACAGCCCCCATAGCCAAGCTCACTTGCTCGGTGAGATGATATTCTAATTGCTTTTGGGTGATGAGCCCTACCTGCTTGGCTATCTCCAGGGCTTTTTCATGCCGGATGACGAGGCGTTTATCCAGGACTATTTCCTGAGTGATCGTATCTATGGATTGCCGTAATTGATCTCGTTGTCCTTTTCTTTGTTCAAGATCCCGGCGAAAAGATTGAATAGTACTTGTTATTTCTACCATCCCCTCTATCCCATTAACCCTTCTATTTCCCGGATACGGTTACGGATAGATTTCTCGTTCTCTTCTATTTCCTTTTCTATCTTTTCTATCAGCTTTTCTGCCTGGGAAGCCGTTTTAACGCCGAACTCCATTTCCATCTGTTTGGTCAGACTTTTTAATTCTCCCTGTAATTCCGAGCGCTGGGATTTCTGTTCCTCCAATTCTCTTTTCAGGGATAATAATTTACTGCCTATATCGTTTCTAGGTATTGCCATATAATTTCACGCACCTTTCTGGGTGTTTTATTTTCTTGGAAAAAGGTTTGCAAATTGTCCTGGAAAGAGCAGAACACGAAATCCTCCCTCTCACTAAAGCTCATTCTTTCGACATACGCGGCTATCCGCTCATCCCGTTCCTTTTTCCCTGTCAAATGCTCTATATTATGGACATCCTGCCCTGCCGGGAAATCCACAGGAACTACAGAATTATCTCCGGCATAATATAGATAGCACTTTGGTTGGAAATCCATCTGATCCGCCGTTCTCCGCATCATGCTTCCCGGGTTAACTAAAGTACTGATTTCTCCTTTTTCCACAAAGCTCTGGTGATTGTCTCCGGTGACGATGAGATCAAAGTCCTCGTCAAATCGGTCCAGGATTTCAGCGGCAGAATACGATCCTTTAGCCCAGGGCGGTTTTGCCCCCGGCCATATCAATTCATGGAGTAATAATATTCTGCGATGCTTTCCTTCCCTGGCTGGAGGATCATAGCCCTCTAGCATTCCGAAGGGAATACCGAATACCTCCACTCCACTTATAGGGAAGTAAAGGGATTGATCTCCTTTTAGTACGGATATCTCCCGCCCCACGATCTCCAGCAAGGCAAGGGCTGATTTTTCATACTCAGCAGAGGAATGCATTGGTAGATCGTGATTACCCGGGATGGTCACTAAATTACGGGGCAGATGCCGGTGGGCCCAGGAGCATAGCCAGGGGCTAGCCTTCCAATAATCGAATACGTCCCCGGCGCATAATATTAGGCAGTTGTCATTCTCTTGGCTTAATCCGGCTAGGAATTTCAGCTTACGTTCCTGGGCTTGGGTATAATCATCTGTCCGGGATACTGGGGTTTTGTTCGTCAAATGGATATCAGCTGTTAAAATAGCATCCGCTGATTTTTTAATCTTTTTCCCGACGGGGACGGCTCGTACTCTTTTCACTCTTTTCCCCTCCCTTCATTTCAGCCCCACATAAGGGGCAAGTTTCCGGCATCATCTTTTCGTAATCTTTTTCTAGCTGAGAAATCTTTTTATCCAGCCGGAGTATAGAGTTAGAAACGTTCTGGACATTTACTTGGATTCTTTTCAATAATTGATACCGTTCTTGGTTCTTTTTCATCTGGGAGAAATCCCTATCCGTTTCTATGAGCAATTCCAAGATACGATCTACTTCCTCCGTCTGCTCTAGGGATTCTTGTATTTCCTTTATCTGTTTATTTATCCTATACATCCTATTATACTGATTTACTTGGTTTTGGTGAGTTTGGTAGGATTCCTCTATCGCTATCACCCTATCCAATAATACCGGGACGTCCTTTCCCTCTTCCAGTTTTAATTCTACCCGCTCTATTTCCTTCTTTACCCGATTTAAGGCGGCTTGGTCTCTGACTAATCCCTCCGCCTCTTTTTCTAAGCCCTCTACCGCCTCAATGGCTAATTCAATTTCCGGTAAATTATCATAGAGTTTTATATCCTGTTGATACTTTTCTAATTGCCTCTCTTTGTATTTAGTATCGGCGTCAATTTTCTGTAGAGCATTTTTGATCCCGGAGACCGTTTGATCTATGTCATCGATAGAAGCGGCTTTATTTAACAACCTTGCCGCTTCCCCTGGAGTATTGGAAAGAAGGAAAGGGGCGTCCATCTGGGCTTGAATATTAAAAGCATCTATTTGCAGGATATTCCGGACTTCCTCCGGAACTTCGGTCCCGAATGCTTTTAAAATCTGATCGTTTAAAATATACTCATTCCTGGAAACAGACTTGACGATGGAACGAAGACGTTCCACTTTATTCCCCTCCGAAGTGAAAAGGACTACTCTGGTATCTCCTCCCCATTCTGACCGGAATGAATCCCCTAACGGTCTATTAGATATTGGCCAATTTATTGCCCGGAAAATAGCAGACTTGCCCCTGTCTGATTTCCCAATTAGAACGTTAACCCCTGGATCGAATTCCATGACCGTTTTTTCATGTGATTGGAAGTTCTCAATCTCCACTTTTGATATCATGCGTTTTCCTTTCCTTTTAGTAATTCAAAAAACCGCGCGGCATCCATGATAACTACTGGTTTTTTCCGGCTTCTTTTGGCGATGAGGAGCCAATCTGTTCCTTTTTTTTGATTGTCCTGGGCCTGCTCTATCCAAGAATGAACAGCCCATTTTTCCTGGTTCTTGCATTCCACAGAAAAGGGGAATCGTTTCTGGGCTTCCCCTATCAAGCGGACATCTACTCCTGATTGTCCCATTTCGCGGGAGGCTATTAATTCATCTTTACCCCATGGTATATTCAATAAGTCCGATATCTTTTGACAAACCCATTGCTGTAATGATCTTCCCTTTGCTTTGGCTGATGATGTTTTTATTGCCATACAAGCCCCTTTCCCTATCCCCAGGTGGATAAGTGGAGGCGATTGGCCCCCACTCCCCTTCTCCTTTATCCTTTCGGTTTCCGTTCCTGTGTAAAATTATCCTCAATATCCCGCCATAGCTCGATAACTCTATTTTTGAGATCCTGTTCTAGTTCCTGCTCTTCCACCTCTTTGATAGCCCGTTCCAGGGTTTTGCCTAGCTTTATCTCACCGACACGGTACAAAGGATCTCCGGTAGCCGTTTTGATGAATCTAAGATTAGCCCGGATATCATCGATACCGTAATCAAATAATATATAAACTTCAGCAGTACGGTACGGCTTCCAGACCGATGATTTAAAGATCTCAATATTAGTTTTAACTCCGATTACCCGTTTATGTTCTTTCCCCTTGATTTTCCGGGCAATCTTTAATTTCTCCGGCGCTGAGCATCTTAGCCGTAAACTGGAATAAAAACCAATAGCCTCCCCTCCAGGGCTTTTATATTTCTGCCCATAAGGACCGGCGTTCGGGTTTTGACGTACCTGATTGGAGCAAACCATCAAAACATCCTTTTGGGAAATGATCCGGCAAGTTTTCCGCATTTCTTCGCTGAATTCCTTTGCCCGCCTCATTCCCATTTTGTCCCCTTGGTCTTTCTCCATTTCCATGTCTGTAGATAGAGCCGCCAGGGAATCGGCGAATACACCACATAATCCTTCCTCTGGAATCCAATCCCTGACCGATTTGAATACTTCTGGTATTGTATTTGGTATAGTGTATTCCAGGTGGGAAAGATCAAGCCCAAACATAGAAGCGAATTGCCTATTAAGCCGGGCTTCTGGATCGTGGAACATTATCTCCCCTCCGGCATTCTGCATATTGCCGGCAATTTGGGAAAGAAGAACAGTCTTCCCTGCCCCGGATGGGCCGAATATTTCCACCAGGATGCCTGTAGGAATTCCCCCTTGCTCAAACCTTCCCCCTGAAATGGCTAGATCTAAAAGGGTCGAGCCGGTGGATATAACCCGGCTCGATCCATCATACTCAGGGGTAGTTTTTGATGGGGTTTTTATCTTCTTTTCCACTTGGGCGCTTAGCTTTTCTTCTGTGGGTTTTACTGTCCTTTTCATATGGGATTACCGCCCTTCAGAAGCATCCATGCAGGCTTCCCACATTTTGCATTTATCACACTCGTCATACTCTTCACAATCATTTCCAAACTTATGACCATGCGGGCATGATTTTTTACCGCTCTTTTTATCCTCATCTTTTTTGCTTGGTTTTTTGTCGTTTTTCTTTGAATCGACTTTATCCGCTTTTTTATTGTCTTTTTTGGGTTCCTTCGTCTTTTTCCCTCTGGTTCTAGCTGGGGGTTTCGGTGGGGCTCCTTTTTGCTCTTCTTCCTCTTCCTCTTCCTCCGGCTCTGCATCATCGTCGCCATCATCGTCATCGTCATCGTCATCGTCGTCATCGTCATCGTCATCATCGTCGGTTTCTTCCTCTTCCTCTTCCTCTTCCTCTTCCTCTTCCTCTTCTTCCTCTTCCGGTTCTGGTTGGGGTCTTTTCCGGTTCCGGGCAGGTTTCTTTTCTTCCTCTTCTTCTTCCTCGTCATCTACTTCCTCTGGATCAATACCCCCGAAGAATATAGCCTCAACAGCTTTATATGATGGGATTTCCAGTAGATCGTCCAAGGAAGGGATATCTTCTAAGATTGATTCATCGTACGGTTTATCCCGCTTTTTAAAATCAATCCTGCTTGTTTCCGCAAACTTATTAGAACCAAAACTTTCCTCACTGAATCGGATGCGGAGGGTGAACCCTTCCTCTAAATCTGGGAAGACCTCGTACTCTTCATTCTCCCCGATTTCCTCGTTAAGCTTCTCCTGGAATAAGAACTGGCTGATATCCCAGACATGCGGGACTTCATCATACTTTTTATTGCCTTTCGGAATAACAACGTACAAATTCCGCATAGAGGGTTTTAATGCCTTTACAGAATCGTCACTCCAGTCAGCTCCTTCTTTCAACAGCTGGGCTCTATATTCACAGATAGGGCATTTCTGCCCGGCGCTGGAGGGGCATACGATGGACTGATTGTCAGAGCCTATATTGCGATGCAACCAATATGAGCGCTTATACCAGAGGCTTCCATTGACAGCAATTTCGTATTCATCGTCCCTGTCCGGATGATTGCTCACGGTAACTTCATATGGCATGATATCCAAGCTCGCCCGGCTTCCTGGATCTTCTTTAAAGACGCTAAGCCCTTTAGGTAATTTCAGATGCCCGAATTGAGCCCCCCGGGCCTGTTTAGCCGCGTTCCGGGAAACACTTCCCTTGAATTTCCTTTTAGTTGTTTTCTTGCTCTTTTTCGCCATTAAAAACATTCCTCCTAAATATTAATTTTATTATCCACACTTTGCCCAGATAGGAACAGGCTGATAGGAAAGCCACGTAAAGCGGTATAATGATTAGAAATATTACCGCGATCAATAGAAGATAAATTACCCCGCACCCCCCTTCTTTTTACGTTGGGGGACTTTTACCTTGGAGTTTTCTTTTTTCCTTTTTATATTTTCCAGGTTTTCTTGGTATAAATCTCTGGGGGACTGCGGTCCGGCAAAATACGAGGCGGATAGGAGCCTAACCAAGTTTTCTAGGGCGGTCTTCCTTTGATCCACAGCCCGGACTACGGCAATAGCTACATCATTCTCGTACCGGGCTTCCTGGTATTCCTGGGAAAGCTCTTGATATCCTTTTTGTAATAAAATCGTGCTTTGGATACTGGCTTCCGTGACTTTGGATAATCCGTAAGCGGCGGGATCGGAACGGATATCCATTTCAATCCTAGCCCGCCCTATTTCAAATCGCTCCTTTGCCTCATCCATAGCCCTTTTTGTGTCGGCGGAATGCTTAGCATATTTCCGCATCAATTCCGGTTGCTCCAGCCACTCCACATCAAGCGCAGTTGGGTCTATGCTGACATCCTCTTCGTAGTTTAGATCCATTTTTTAACCTCCTTCTTATATTATTATACAATAAATCTTAATTTCACTTAAAAGGGTACGTCTTCTTCTGCTCCGTATATCACACTGTAACAGGCAAAGGTAAGCCCCGGAAAGCCTGTATTATAAAACGGTTCTATGAACTCCTCCATGACGGAGGCTGCAGAGACGTCTGGCTTATCTCCAAGAAGGATTGCTTGACAATAGCCCAGGACCGCTCTTCTCACCCCCTCCGGATCTTCATCTTTCAGCCCTTTTAGAATCCTTGCCACCTCCTTCCACGGCACTTTTTTTACCAGCGCCCGGCACAGCTCAATGGTTTTGGATTGGACTTCCGCTGTTCGCTTCGCCACTGCCAGTCTTTTGTCCCCATCCACAGAAAGCACCTGGGCCAATACTTGCAGGGCGTTCCGGGGATGCCCCATACAATCCTGAATAATCTGTTCATATATTTCTTTGGAAAGGCTTTCCTTTTCTGCCTTCACCACCCTTCTTAACAGTATTTTCATTTCCCTGTCTGACAAAGGCCTGACCTGATACTGAGCACAGCGTCCCCGGATAGTCGGCAGCAGCTTCTGCGGATCGGTAGTGCAAAGTATGTAGTAGATATGGCTGGGAGTGTCCTCCAAGGCTTTCAGCATGGCATTTTGGGCATCGTTGGTCAGCTTGTGTACTTCGTCTAGGATCCAAACCCGGCAAGGACCTTCTAATGGTTTATACGTGCTCTGCCTCCGGATATCCCGGATAGTATCAATTCCCCTGAAATCGGCTGAGTCAATTTCTCTGAGATCATTCCCCACAGCTCCTAGCTCCTGGGCGACTATTCTGCCTAGAGTCGTTTTCCCGCATCCGGTCGGACCATGAAACAGTAAACTCCTTGATATTGGTTGCTTTGAATCTCCGGCTAACTGATTTCTTAAAACTTGGATTGTATCCTCATTACCTATAATATCATCAAATGATTCCGGTCGATATTTCAAATATAAACTCAATTACTTCCCTCCTCTATCGCAATTTCTTTAGGCTCGGTGATAATTTTTCTTCCCATGTTTGTTCCTCCTATCACTCATCCCAGCCATATCCACACCTGGGCTACAACTGTCATCACTCCCAGGACCACGCATAGCCACACCAGTATAGTGGTGATTGGATCCAGGGTTTGCCGCCTGCGCTGCCTGGCCGGGATGCCGGTGATGGGTTGACTCGGCGCTGGATCAGGGGCAGTCAGCTCATCGCTCATCTTGGTTAGTTGGCTCATTGGTTAGTTGGCTCATTGGTTAGTTGACTCATCAGATCGTCATATCTAGTCATTTGTCCGTCCCTCCTATCTTATTATACGATTTAAGCCTATTTTAACTCCTTCCCCTTTTAATTATGCAACCCAGGGAAGATCTACACCGTATTCTTCTACATCGATCTCCAGCGGAACAATAATCCACCTCCAGGCATTTGGTAGGATTTCTTTCACAATAGTTTGCAGGGCTTCTTTGATCCTTCCTAGTTCTACCGGGTCAGCATCTAATAATATGGAGTCGTGAATCTGCCCGACTATTTTTGATTTCCATTTTTCCCGCTGAGCTATTTTATCCAGCTCGATAAACGTAAATAACAGGCAATGGAACGCCGATCCCTGGATAGGGTAATTGCTTATCTCATTATCCCGCATCAGCCCGGAACAAGTGAAGCCGGTATGAGTTTTAAGCCAGCCCCGTTTCCTATAGTCCCGGACGGATTTCTTTTTCCATCTGCCATATTGCTTAAACCGCCGGTTCCAGAAGTCGTCCTCCACTCTTTTCATGTGTTCCGTAAATTGATCGAAACTCTTTATACCCTTGCTCAAAAAATGATTGGAAATATGAGACCCATCCGGGAGTTCTAGCCCCTGCCCTCCTTTCCACCTTCCCCTTGATAATTTCGTCCATTCGCAAAGGGAATGAGCATTATTACCGTAATAATCCCCGTAGAACTGGGGGAATACAAACCCATTCTTAGCGGCTTGCCTCATTACGGCATGGGCGGGAATGCTCTTTTGCATATCCGGCATTATGAATATTTGCTTAGCCATATCTAAGTGCATATCCGATTTATCATCCAACAGATATTTCATCATCACAGGATCTTTATGATAGCACTCTGAAATATTAACTTCTAGGGCGGAGAAATCGGCTTCTACGAGCATATGTCCGGGGCGGGGTAGGATAGCCCTCCGGCATATTTTCATCGATTCCTTGTCCCTTTTAGGGATGTTTTGAAAGTTCGGTCCTTCAGATGACGATCTATAAGTCCGGACGTTATGCAGGTTAAAAGATGGATGAATGAATCCATTAAATTGTTCTCTGGTGAAAGCTCCTAAATAAGTGTTCTTAATTTTGGATAATTTCCGAATTGATAAAATTAGATCTAAGCCTGGGATATCTAGCCGGCGTAGGGCTTCTTCATCCGTAGCCCCTTGCCCGCTTTCCGTGGTTTTAACAGGTTCTATCTTCATATTTTTGTATAATATCCGGGCTAATTGATGATTGCTATGTATATTGGTTTTTCCTTTATAGACATGATTCCACTGCCGATATAGTCTGGTTTCTTCTAATTGCTTTTGGTAATATTCTATTTTCCTTTCAAGATGCTTCTTTTTCTGTTCACTGTATTCCACATCTACGCGGATACCCTCCCGTTCTGCACGGGCTAGGGCTAGGATTCCGTCATGGAATAATCTATAGGCATCCGCTGTTGTTGCTTCTATTTTTATCATTTTATCCCCATCTCCTTCATTTGCCGTAGAGCTAAACGGAACGTCGCAAGGCTGTCAATCCCATTATATAGCAATAGCTTCCGCAGCCCCTCCTTGCTTGCTATTAGTTCCGGAATCCTATTTACGCTATAAGAATCCGCGGCTTTCATATAAGGACCTATAGCATCATCATATCCCAATAGCCCAAATTGGATGTAATATTGAAATTTAAGCCCTGTTATTCCGGGGCGGTTATCTAGTATATGAGCCGCCTGCATGGTATCAAATTTCCAGGGGTAGACGCCTATACCATGCAGGATATTGAGCCAGGTATCTTCATATTTCATATTAGCCGCAATCTTTCCCACCCGGGGATTCTCCAGTAATTGCTTTAACGATCTAAGATGTCTCCGGCTAGTGGGAAAGGGACAGGCATATGCCTCATTCTCATTATTACAAAATGAGATCGTAACTATTTTATGAATCTCCGTATTATAGGGCTTCAACCCGGTGGTCTCTAAGTCAAATGCCATCATAGAAGAATCCTGCATCTTTTCCAAAACCCCGGCGATATCATCTGTAATAATGATTCGTTCTTCTTCATCCGGAGGATAGGGGAACGGTTTTCTCAGCTTGGATAGTGCCTGTTTAAAATCCCGTTCCCAGATTACCCCGGCTTCATCATTGTCCCTTCGATCAATAAACACCGGATGAAAGGTAGGGCAGACCCAGGCATTATATTCTCTATCTGGAATAGCCCATCCCCTCCATAAGCTCACCCCGCTAGCTCCTCCCTTCCATCTATAAGCTATTAGAGAAGTCGTCGGGATTCCTCCGAGTAGAATGATTACCTTTGGTTGGTATTTCTTGATAGCCTCTAGGACTTTCGGTCTACAGCAAGTTATTTCGTGATCGTTCGGGGCTCTCCCTGCTCCTTTTTTATCCGTAGGCTGGCAATTCACGGCATTTAAACAGATGCAATCTTCAAATAGATTCAAACCGAGTGATTCCAGCTTCCTTTGTAATAATCTCCCTCCCTTGCTTTGGAATGGTTTGCCCCTTTTGTCGTCTTCCTGGGCGGGGGATTCTCCGATCACCATGATCCCTTTTTTAAAATTACCGTAGGGCTTCATCCGGGGAGTTATTGCATTTTTATATAATCCGCAGGAGGCGCAGGAGACTCCTTTCATCTCCCCGCCTTTCACCTGGGATTGTTCTTTGCTGAAAAATCCTTTCATAGCGGGCTATTCCCCCTCCGCTGTGACCGCCACTACATGAATCCATTTTTCCCCGGAGAACTTGACCCTTCCTTCCCCATAAATGCAAGAGGGGGCTTGGCCCAATAAATTGATTAAAAACTCCACACTGGTGGAGAATTTAATCTTTTCCCCTTTATACTTGGTTTTGGTGATCTCTTCAAACCAGCCGGAGGAATCTTGCGCGGCAAATTTTATCTGTCCTTCTGTCACTTCCACTTCTACGATCTCCAGATTGCTAGCATTGAAATCACCTTTGGAAAAGATCCTAGCCCGCTCTAATGCCTGAATAGCTGTTTTAGGGAATGATACTTCCTTTCCCTTGAACTCCAAGAATCGTTCTATATCCGGAAATTCGCCGTTGAATACCCTGGAAGAAAAGATAGTTCCGTCATCTGTTTTAAAATGATACCAGCCCTGCCCTTCCGCAATCTCCTTGATATCATATTTTACAAGTTCCCTGGTGGAAGAAGCCGGAATCAAAAACCCCTTAACTGGGACTTTCTTTTCAAGCCCGTATTTCACGATCTGGTAAGAATCGGATGCCTGGACAGAATCCCCTCCCACATATACGCAGGTCAAAACGGGACGGCTCATGTCTTTAGAGCAACATGAATGACAGAATGTAAGGGCATCCAATATCTCTGCCGGTAGCTTCTTCCATTTCCCGATTTCCCCGACTTCTTCCACAGGCAATTTCACTTCCTGCTCAAACACTAAGCCGGCTTTGGATTTCCCAGCCTTAATAACGACCTGGTTCTCTTCCCATTCTACGTCAATTTTATCCCTTTTCACTTTGCTTAAAAAGGAATAAAGGGCTTGCGCTTTAACAGCCCCCGTCACATCTAATCCTTTTACCGGATGGGAAATGCTGATTTCGTCATTATAAGTCACTACCCGATTCCCCATGAAAGCGAAGCTAGTGGATTGCTCGATTACTTCCTTACTCGCCAGCCCTGGCTTGACTTTCTCTAATGCTAATTGCAATTCCTTTTTGTCTATTTTCATTTCTTCTGTCCCTCCATTTCTTTCAAAACTTCCCGCAATGATTTCCCCTTCTCCAGCAGGAAGAAATAACTCACTAGGATCTCTTTTTTCTTTTTCTTCCGTAGGCGCCTCAACGTCGGGATATCATCCGGGAATGATACTAAGTAAACTCTCATAACGAAAACCCCTTCAATCCTTTTGGTTTAAACGCCCATGGCCACGGTGGCATTGATTTTTCAAGGTCTTGGAAATAGATAATGTTCATTTCATCCCGCAACTGGTACCGATTGGAGACCCCTTCCTCCTCTATGATTTCAAGGAGCCGGGAAGCCCCTTTATCTTTCGGTTTCTTTTCCGCCCAACATTCGTTGTCTTTTAGTTCGTGTTCCTGGGGGAATTTCTCGAATCTTGATTTACCCAGCTGATATCCTTTTTCCTGCAAATAATCTAAGATCACCCTTCGATACCTGGGAGGGAAAGTATCAATATGCTTCCCAGCATCCGCCTTACCCGGACTCCTAGAGGATACAGCCACCGTCCATGAGTTCTCGTCATATATCCATTTCCCGTTTCGGTATCGCGGGACATAAACTGCCCCCATCCGTCCAGTCATCACCCAAGATGTTGAATCAACAGAATACCAAGGATATCGAAGCATTAAAGGTAGAGAAGTAAGCCCGAAGCCATGTACTTTCACTTTTGGCATTCCATTTTTACCACAGATATATTTTTCAAAAACCATATCAAGCCAAGGGATCAATGTGCTTTTCTTTTTTCCGACCATTCCCCCTAAAGCAATATAGTCATAATTTTTGATGTAATATTCTAAATATTCTAACGGTTCTCCGAAGTGGAAACAGGGCAGGGGATTAAGCCCGGCTTCCTCCATGATCTTCTGATTTTCCAAGGTCTTTTCTGCGGTTAGCCTATTTGGTTGTTTTCCTCCCAGACCAATCACATCCAGATTTGCATATACTTCCAATACTTCTTGGTGTTCTTTTATGAATTCAATATAATCCCGGATATCGATTTCTACTCCTTGAGTCCATGCGGAAAAAGCGCCGGAGTCTAAGAATAAATCTACTTTACTCATGTCACACCACCTTAATCAATATTTTCTTCTTTCCCTTTTGCATTGGTTATAATCCAATTAAATACCTCAATCTCCGCAGGCGTGGAGGAGACATAGAAAAAAGAAAGTAACCTCCTTGTATAAAAAAGACTAATTCTCTTTTCCCGCCTTATTGGACTAGCATTGCCAGCTAGATATATTTTCATTTCATCCCCCTTCTTCTAAGAAGATTAGATTTTACCCATTCAAATACATTGTACTCCGTCTGGTCAGGGGAAGAGATATAGAAAAAGGAAAATAATCTTTGTTTATACAATAGACCATTTTTTTTCTCTCTTTTTACCATCCCAACATTGCCAGCAAAATAAACCTTCAATCTAACCCCTCCCTCGCCCATATGAAGTTCATTAAAACGGCCTTCCTATCGATCCTCCCGGGAAAGGTGGAAAAATAAGAGATAAGTCGGTTTCTGCCCAGCTGGAATGCCCTTTTCTCGTCCTCCACTAAAGCGGCTGAGCCGGCTAAATAAATCTTCATTCTACTTTCCTCGTATTAGCTGCATTAATTCAGCCCGTGCTTTAGCTTCCTCAAAGAAAACCCCTTTCAGCGAAGAAGTGATCATTGAAGAATTTTGTTTTTCACACCCCCGCATCTTCATGCACATATGAGTAGCTTCGATTATACAGGCCGCGCCTTTTGGTTGTAGATATTTCATAAGCGCCCCGGTGACTTGCTCCCCTATGCGTTCTTGAATCTGGAGGCGGCGCGCATAAATATCGACTAACCGGGCTAATTTAGAAAGCCCTATCACTCGTTGGTTTGGAATGTAAGCCACATGAGCCATCCCAAAAAACGGCAATATATGATGCTCACATGTGGAAAACATTTCAATATTCTTGCATAGGACTATTTGATCATATCCATCATTATCAAAAGTAACAAACAAATCTTCTGGGTTTTTAGAATAACCTGCAAAAAGCTCTCCATATGAGCGGATCACTCGGTTTGGTGTTTCTTTTAGCCCTTCCCGGTTTGGATCCTCCCCAATGAATTGAATCAAACGAGTAATATTTTCTTGAATAGAATCATTCTGCCCAGATGGATGCTCTTTTTCCCATGGGAAAATAATCCATTCCCCCGGTTCATGTTTTACTAATGGTACAAATTCAGCTTGCGGATATTTTTGCATATACCAAGCCTTTGTTTTTCCGGAGTCCACTAGATCGTCCAAAATGATATTTGCTTTTTCCGGAAAAGGAGTTCGCTTCGCTCGTTCTAAAAAACCGGCAGCGATCATTCCTCCTTTAGGAACGCCATATACTATGTTCCCTGGTTGGTCTATTAATTCTAATGCTTCTAGGATTTCTGCCCAGCTTAATTCTGTCATTTTCATTTTATTCGATTCATTCCTTTCCTTGATATTTAATTGGATCTTGTATTCCTATTTTTTGAAATGCTTCTAATCGTTCTATACATGTCCCGCATTTTCCACAGCTAATGTCTTGATTTTTGTAACAGCTTCGAGTTAAATTATAAGGGACTTGCAGATGAATCCCTACCCGCAGGATGTCGACCTTATCCTGGTTTAAAAAAGGAGCAATAACTTCTACTTTTCGGCTTGAAGATAGATATATGACGGAATCGAGTGCTTTGATAAATTCAGGGCGGCAATCTGGATAAATGGCATGATCCCCAGAATGGACGGCCAATGCGATTGCGGAAGCCCCTACAGACTCCGCTAGCCCCGCCATTATTGCCGCAAAAATAAGGTTTCTCCCCGGTACAATTGTTTTCTTCATACTTTCTTCCTGATAACGCCCTTCCGGAATTTCTTGCCCACAAGCTAAAAGTAAATTAGAAGAAAAATCGGACATGACCTGTTTTAAATCAATAAAATGTTTTTGAATAAAGGCGCCTTGTCTAATGTAATGTTCGATAATTTTGGCACTAGCTTGATTTTCATATTTATTGTGGGTGGAGCCGTAATCAAAAGTACAGCAGTGAATTTGCTTCCAATTCTGTTTGATTAATAAAGCCAATAAAGTAGCTGAATCCATCCCCCCAGACATTCCAAGAACAACCATGAGTATTTTCCTCCTTTTAAATTTAGAGCAGATCCGTTTGGATTTCAAACTGGATTTCAAACGGATCTGCTTCTAGAGGTAATCGTCTTTTTTCAAGATTAAGTATTTTATTTTTTTCGCCGAAATTTGTCGTCCGGTGTTTTTTCTAAGGGAAACCTTTCTTTACTGATTCTTGTCGGAACTTGTACATTGATCGTGTTTTTCATGCTTGTCGGTTGCCGGTTTGGGAACCGCTGAATTAGTTCTTCCAGGATTTCTTCCTTGCTGATTCCTTTTTGGCCGGACTTTTCAATCAATTCAATGATGGACTTGATCACCCCGACTGTTTTTTCTTTTTTATCCGGCTTCACCGGCTTCACCGGCTTCAGGGGGGGCTCTTCTTCGCCTTCTTCGCCATTCTCCGCGCTTTCTTCGCCTTCTGGGGCGTCCAGGTCTTCCTCGTCCAGGTCTTCTTCGTCCAGGTCTTCCTCTTCCTCTTCATCGCCGCCCTCCGGGGCTTCTTCTTCCGGGGCTTCTTCTTCCGGGGCTTCTTCTTCCGGGGCATCCTCCTGGGGGGCTGGGCTAAGGGCCGTGATAATAGCCTGGGTCGCTTCAGTAAATTCATCCCCTGGCTCAATAAGCCCGATAGCTTGTTTGATTGCTCCCTCTAAGTCAGCTAGCTTCACCCGGGAACCGGTATTAATTGCGGGATCTAATCCCAATACCTTGTTCAGTTCCTTCGCCACAGTTGTCAATTCTTTTTTAGTTGCCATTTTTATTGTCCTCCTTTTTATTTTTCAAATTTGGGGGCTCCCGCCCTTGTCCCCGAGCCCTGCTTATTCCCAGGGCTCAATCATAATCTCGATGAGATCGTCGTTTTCCATTCTTGTTTTCATTAAAGAAAAGTTTCTAATCGGGTACATCTCATCTCCGTATTCAGTTCTACCATAGGAGTCTATCACATCAAATCCGTATTCAGTAATAACCAACCTTGCATTTTCATAAATCCCGTAACTCCCCTCGCTTTCGGTTTCCCAATCCTTAATTATAATTCTCATTTAATCAACCTCCTATAATTATTATTCTTATTAATATTATTATACAGGAGATATCAGCAGAAGTCAAGGGGTTTTGTGAAATTTTTTATGGTAAATTGAATAATTTATGCAACTGGACAGAAAAAATAATCCGATTAAAGAGCTTTGGATCATTCTCCTGCTTAATCCGCTCAATTACCTCGCCGATTTTAGCCCCTTCTCCGTGGATGGGACTAATAAGGTGCTGGACTGGATTATGATAGAGGTACGCCAATTGTTTTAGCCTATCCAGGGCGAATTCTATATCTTCTTTATCCGCCACCACCCATTTAAGGAAAACACAATCACCTCGCCGGCGGGCATTCTCAATCTGCCGGGATAAGGATTCCATTGAAGGCATTCGCCCAGACATTCCGGACGATGGGCATTTATAGTCCATCACCCAATAAATAGGGGGACTAATCGGAGATAAAAGAAATGTGAAATATTCTGGGGGTATCTCAATGGGAATCTCAATACTCCCGTTGGTCTCAATTTGGATTTGCTTTCCCTGGTTTAGTAATGCCTTTACCAATACGGCTAAGCTTCTCGCTTGGCATAGGGGCTCCCCTCCGGTGATGAGAATTCTATCATAACCCTGGCATTTTCCTACGATCTCCGGAATAGACATTATCTTTCCTTCGTTTCCTCCCCCTATTTTCATAGCGCGCTGGGATTGCTCAGTATCACACCACGCGCATCGTAAATTGCATCCCTGGAGGCGGATAAACAAGCACCAAGAGCCCTGGGGGAAGCCTCCAGCCTCCCCGGAAATTGATTCAAATATATCGTTGATATTTAACCTATATCCATCCATGACAAAGCCCTCCATTCAGCGTAAGAAGTGGGAGTTTCGTAAAGTCTCACCAGGGATAGCTTAACTAAATCTTCGTAAACGATCTCCAATGTACGCTTCAATTTCCCCACAATCCAAATAACCATATTTTCCGCTGTTGGAAGGAAGTAGGGGAATCCAGGGATGATTGGTTCTTCCTCATTTAACAGATTCAAATAGCGGTGATCTAACCGATCGACTACCTGTTCCTTAATCATTTCTTTAATATAACCGAAATCCACCACCATGCCGGTTTCTAAATCTACAGGGCCCATGAATCCGACTTGGAGCCTATAAGTGTGCCCGTGGGTATACTGGCATTTCCCCGGATGGTTCGATAGATAATGAGCCGCATCAAACGTAAATTCTTTAACAACAGTTATTTCCATTTCTCGACCTCCTTCTTTTTCCTGTCCTATTATACAAAGCAACTTCTTTTTATTAAGGGATTTCTTAAAAACTTTCTAAAAAAGGGCGCCCCGCCGCCAAATCCTGGAGGACATAGACTTCATTATCCGTGGAAAATTCACCCTCCCGGACTACGATTTCATTAATCCGCATAATGCCCAGCCTCTTTTCCCTTCCCTGTGGATCTTGGTTAAGCCCATACTGAGCTGTAACATGGGATAGCTTCCGCTTATCCTCTGAGAAATTGGACAAAGATAATCGCCCTTTTTTATAACTTTCCGCATCCGCCTGGGTGGCTGTCACGAGCAGGGCATGTCTTTCCTGGGATAATGCCCGGAGATTCTTCCAGATATGGTCTTGCCGATGCCTATATTCATTTACCCTACCATCATCAGCCGACAATATATCGGCATAATCAACGACAATGACATCCGGGACAAAACCGTCGTATTTTTCCCAGCTATTAAGGCATTTCTTCATTTCGGATACGGTCAGCATTCCAGCTGGATAGGTCGCCAGTTTAAAACGGCGCCGGTATTTGTGGAAGAATCTGCCCAATTCTTCTTTAGCCTTTTTAGCTGTCAAGGGGCGCGTCTTACCTATCTTCCTGATCCAGACTGTCCCTTTCCTTTTATCACAGCTATGGCTATCGCAAGGCTCATAATCCGGGAACTCTTCCCACTTCTCCCGCAGGGTTTCTAAATTGACGAATTGGGCTTGATTCCGTAAAAAGGTCTCTAAATTGGTATCTTCAAATATACCATGGTCACAATTCCTGTCCGATCTCTGGCAGGAATCTATCTGGTTAAATATGCAATCCCCCACAGGGGCGAATCTTTCCTGGCAATATTTTTCCCTATCTGATCGCCGGGCTATATAAACGCATATCCTCCTTAACAGCTGGGATTCGGTCATATCTCCTGCCTGGAAGAAAGCCACATTCGCCTTCTGCCGGATAGCCCGGAGGGACAGCTCTAATAACATAAAAGTTTTACCGCGTTTTTCCGGAGCCAGCAAGGAGAAGAATCCACCCCGAACAAGATGCTCATTCCACATATTACCTAAGGCTCCTGGGAAATGCAAGACTCTTTGCATAGTTTCATTGAATGCCCGGTCCACCCGGTTTAAAGCTTCTTCCGTGGATAGATCTAAGCCTATTTCGATATCTGTAGTTATTTTGGGGGAATAAGATTGCGCCAGTTTTTCCGCTTCCTCCAATTGCCCTAAGTCAATCAGCCCCTGGATTTCCTCGTTGTATCGTTCTAATTCCCTGGTCTTGAAATATTTAACGGTTTGATCGTAGAGATAGGCGGAATTAAACTGGGTATCCCTGCCGTATTCATCACTCAGGCTATCCAATAGATCCTCTATATATTGCCCCTCTGCTTTGGAAACATTCATCTTTTTTAGCGATTCCATATAAATAGACTCAATGTTGGTGTCTGGAGCGCGCCCATATTTATTGTAATAATCCATGCACCAATCTGCAATTATTTTTAACTCCGGGGATTCAAGCAGGGTAGGATCCCAGAACTTCTGTACTCTATCCAAATAATCCTCGCTGACGATTAGCCCTGTTATGATTCTCCGTTCCAGGAATTCTTGTTCATGCTTCATTTATCCACCCCCTACCCTTTCATGTAAGATTTCCCCGTCACTGGATCTCTTTCCAAATTATCCTTGCGGGCTTCTTCCCTCCGGAATTTGTTGAATAATAAGTGATCCATGCTAAACAGATTTATTGACTTATCCTTTATCCAGGAGTTATCCCCTATCCAATCGATATACAAATTAATGATCGACATGGCTCCAGGGAATAGATGCTGGGATTCTTTTGGTATATGCCTTTCCTGGGCATCCTCAATCTTATTATACAATTCTATCAGGTTTTGAGTGAGCTTAGCCCTTTCCTCCCGCCCTTTTAATCCGGGGATCAATTCTTTCGCCGGGAGGTAGCAATCCTTTTCAAATGCCGGGGCTAAGCCATTAAAATGCTCTTTAATGAGCCGTTTCGGGCTTTCCCCTCCCTGCTGGTTCTTTTGGCTGGTTCCCGATATCCCAGCCCGTTTCATGGCGTCCTCTAGCTTGGTGAATTTATTGCGTAAAGATCTGCCTGATTCAATAACCGGAATATATTGACCGCCAATATTATCGGCATACCAATCCAAGGCGGATTCAATGCGCTCAAGCGCAACGCCTTCGATCCTGGACAGCTTTCCGATATCCACTGCCCAGCCAGCAAGTTTAGATGGAGTGATTTTAATATTTTTATTAGTTTGAATTATACCGGCTAACTTGCTTGCTAATGGAAGGAAAGGACTATTTATTTCTTTTAGGGATGAACCTGAATTTTCTTCAATGGAGGAACCAAAATTGTTTGCTTCATTTTCCGAGTCAGATAAAATCTTTTTCTTACCCGAAGGGTGAGAGAAAGATATATTATTATCTTTAGTATTTTTATCTTTAGTATTATTAGGAGCTGGTTTTCCATTCCTAGAAAACCCAGAAGTGGGTTTTCCAGTTATGGCTTTTAGGGTTATGGGATATACCAATTCAAGTCCATGATAATCCAGTAATTCAAAGATTTTATCTGGTTCAAATTTTTCAGGATCATTCGCATAGCACCAAATAGTTCCCCGCCTAATCTTGGTATTTTTGTCCCTGTATGCTAGTCTTTTAAGGTATCCGTGATCTTCTAGTTCCTTTAATCCTGAATTAACAGCGGTTTTCCCATCCGCCATCATATTGCAGATGGTTGCGACGTGGCTTTTCCATCCGTTTTGATTGGATAGCAACAAGCATAATATCCCTTTTGCTTTTGCTGTCAATTCAGGGTTTCTTAATATTTCATTTGGTATTTGGGTGAAGTTGTCACTTGGGGAGCAATTAATTGCGTCCGGAAGTTCCATCATTTTTCGCCCCCTTCTGAAGCTCAGCAATAACCCGATGTAATTCCTCCTTATTGCTTTCATTCGGCTGGGAAACTCCCCTTTCCCAAAGTTGGATCGTTAACAAGGACACCCCAACCTTTTGCGCTAGATCCATCTGAGAAAGCCCTAATGACTTTCTAATTTGCTTCAGGTTTTCCATTTTCGTCATCCTTTCTTTTTTCTAATTCGCATAAAAATGCGACATTACAGGCCAGATGCCATAAGTGCGGCAAGCCGCTTTCTGTGTCAATTCCTTTGGGATTGTCGATGTAGTTTAATAAATGGCGATACGCCGCATCCCGATACCTTTCAATTTCCACTTCATCCCAATGATCCGCTTGTTCTCCGTATTTCTCTTGTCCATATTCCCGAATTTGGGCGATGCACCGGATAATTTCTGATGGAACTAAGGACAATCTTGGTTTCCCTTTATCTGCTTTGGCTCTTTGATCCAATTTCAATAGAACCCCCTCCTCACCTCATTTCATTAATTGTTTAACTAAATAATCGGCGTCCTCTTGCCGCATATCTCCGGGATCTCCTTTTATCTTCTCAATGTAGACCTCCTTCCCTAGCGCCTTTAATTTGGTAGCTAATACTCGGGCTTGTTCTTGTGCCTGGGGTTCCTCATCAAATAACATAAAGAATTTATCATGGATTTTAGCCAATTGTAATACTTGCTCCATTTTAAACTCAATCCCAAACGTGGCTACAGCATGATATCCCAGCCGCCAGACATCGATAACCCCTTCCACTATGATAAGCCCTTTCTCCTCCCTCCATTTCTCCTGCTTGCCGTATAGGATGTTTTTATGGTGTATCTTTTCCCGGCGCTTTGGGCAGGCTAGATATTTCAGCTTGCTTTTTCCGGTGATATCCCTGGCTTGAAAACTGACGATCTCCCCGTTCCAATAAATCGGGATCAGGATTCTGTGGCTATATGATATCCCGTCTAAAAGGCTCACTGGGCCGGTTTGGCTTAATCCCCATTCTTGTTCTAACTTATCTGGATCGAACTTTCGTTTTTTCAGATAGTTTTTATATGGGGCAGTGAGGGAAGAGCTTGGTTTAGGCATCCGTAAGGGGAATATGGATACTTTAGCTTCTTCCCTCCTTATTCTCTGGCTGGTATTGGCGCCGTACCCTCTCATAATAGCGCGTACACTAGGCTCCGGTAAGTTGAGTACCCGGCTTAAAGCCTGAGCCAAGGTATGGCCCCCACAGCGCCAGCAATGAACTCCTTTTCCTTCTTGCTGGATACCAAGGTGATAGTCCTGGGAACCGGGACAGAAGGGACAATGAATATTCACCCAACCATTTGAGCAATGTTTGTTCCCTTCCGTTATAAAATTAATATTATAATGCCGAAGTAGACGAGGAATATCCATTTATTTAGCTCCTTATATTATTATACGTATTCACAGATTTTCATTAAATAGAGGCGGCTTGTTTCAATTCCCGGAAGCTATCCCAGATAGCCCTCCACCCCCAACCACGGTTCCTTAATTCCCGCATAATTATTCCCCGGCATTGTTTTGGTTTATCTGTGGGTAGGTAGATATCCGATTCGTCAAGAACCAGGGAACAGACTGCCTGGGATTCTGGTGATAATCTTTCCAAAAACCTTTGCCAATTTTCCTGCGCGATTAATTGCTGTTCTGGAGTCCAGGGCTCATTCCTTGCCCATAGTATCTCGGCTTCCATTTCTTTCATTTCTCTTGTTGATTCCCGGCTTATGAGGGAGTTAATCCGATTCGTTATCACATGATGGATAAATGTGGTTTTCTTCCCCTTGCTGGGATTATAAGAGCTGTCCGCCTCCAGACAGGCTAAGCAAGCCTCCGCAAATAGATCGTCAAACTCTAGCCCTGGATTATTATGTATATAAGACCATACGATTTTTCTAATGATGCCTAAATTCTTTTCAATCATTTTCTTTCCCCTCCTTTTTTAGTTTTTGTCCCCGTCCCAACCCCAGTCCAATGCCATTTTTCATGAAGCATATTTTGCACATATAGGCCCAAGGTCCAAATTTGGTTTTGCCATCATACTCTGCTTCTTTCCCACAGAAGTTGCATTTTTTCTCGTTTTGCATTAAGATTCCCTCCTTTCTTTGTATTTTTTTATCAGTTCTGTCAGGAGCTGGGTTTCTTCCACTTCTTTGCCATCCAAGATTGCTTCCAAAACTTTCTTCTTTTCATCTAACAGCGTTGCAATTTCTGCTTCGATTGTATTGTCTGCCAACAGGTAGTAAATGTTTACGGTGTCTTTTTGGCCTATCCTATGGCATCTGTCTTCTGCCTGAACAAGTTCGCCTGGTGTCCAGGGCAGTTCTAGGAATGCTACCGCACTAGCAGTTGTTAAGGTTAATCCGGTTCCGGCGGCTTGAATATTCCCTACAAATAATTTGACGTCTGGGTTGTTTTGGAATGCTTGGACTGATTCATCTCTTTGCGTTCCGCTGAGTGAGCCATCTACTTTTACCGCAATATCTTTGAACTCTTCCATCAGGGCATCCACCACGACTTTATGAACGGCGAATACCACCAATTTATTTCCGTTTGTTTCTAAGAAATCCCGTATCCATTGGATCGCCTGTTTCATTTTTCCTTTCACTGCTAGTTGCTTCAGGGCTTCTATCTTGACTAAATGTTCGGCTTGCCCTGCTTTTTGAGCGGCTTCCTCTCCTTTGGTATCTTTGAGGAACCGGATAAAATTCATTTCTGCCTTGAAATACTCTTTTTCGTTATCCATTTCCATTGGAATGAAGGAAAACAGCTTGTCTGGAAGCTCCGGAAGAACATCTGCTTTTTTCCTACGAATCATTACTGTATCTGTCAGGATTTGGTGTAATTTCTCTTTGTTGCTTGCCCCTGAAAAATCCCACCCGAAACCATTGTGTTTTGCATCACAATAGGTGCGGGCGAATTCCATATAGTTTGGGAACACCGTTTTGTTGATTACCTGCAGTATATTCCAGCTTTCTATCGGCCTATTTACTATAGGTGTTCCGCTGAGTGCTATAACATGGGGTATTTTTTTTGCTAGTTTCTTGACGGCTTTTGTTCTTTGGGCCTTGTTGGACTTGATGTACTGTCCTTCATCAAAGATCAAAACCTGTGGGTTTGATTTCTGTAATTCCTCCACCCAAGAGGACAGGATATCATAATTGATAATTACAATATCCTTCTTTACTTGGTATGGTGTTTTCCCTTGTAATATTTCTACGTCGGGTTTGGATAACCCAGCTTCTGCTTCCCTTGCCCAGTTTATTTTTAAGTGCGCCGGGCATACGATGATAGCCGGTCTTTTTTCTGGGTGTAATTCCAACCAAGCTAACGCTTGTATTGTCTTTCCTAATCCCATTTCGTCCCCAAGCAACGCCCTGCCGTTCCGGCTTTCAATAAAAGCGACACCGTCCTTTTGATAAGGGAAAAGTGTTCTTTTGAAAGTAGGAATTTCAATTGTTTTGGTTTCTTTAGGGGTGTTATCCTCCAAACTTTTGGTTATTTCTGGATCTATTTCGAATTTAGCATCTTTTAGGATTTTAGCCGCTTCCTTGGATAATGGTGCTGTCCAATGCTTGGGGTATTTATCTCCTTGGAACCGGCGCCCTGGAATACTTTTTACGGTTGCCAGGGTGTCGTAATCGAAAGGGAACATGATTTTAATCTGTCCCTTTTCTAAGGTTGCCTTTTTCTCGTTGTTGGTGTTTTGTGCTGTGGTCCGTATGTTCTGCGGGACTGCTTGAACAGGATTTCCGTCAAACAACACCCCGGTATCAATTCCGGCGTTCTGGAGCTGTCCTTTGTACTTTTTTAACATCTTAATTGCGGCTTCCGTTTGTCTGACTGTCCAGGTTTCCTGGGTGGCTAAGGATTTCCCGAACCCACTGTCTACTCCATTGAATCCTTGCCCGTCTCTGGTACAGGCTCCATCACAGACACTGGCTAAATATCTAACTGCTTGCTGAGCTAATTCTAATTTCGTCATTTTTCCCACCTTTTTGCCTCCTTTTTTATTTATGCTTATTCTTATTCTTATTATTATTATATATTAAACGATATATTAGGTCAAGGGGATTTTTAAAAATTTTTATATTTTTTCTCAATTATACTTGAAGGTTTTTAAAAATTATGGTTTAATAAGGATAAGGGTATGGTTTTTGGTTTTTAGAAAAAACAGGGAAATCCATGTCATGTGTCGTCAGGGGAGGGAGGCGGATATGGAAAGCCAGAACTAAGCGAGGTTAGGGCTTATGCCCTTTCCAGAGGGAAAAAGGTTAAAAAGCGCGGTGATTAGATATGGCGAGGCCAAGCAAATTAACTCCTGAAGCTACAAAGAGATTAACAGATGCAATCAGAGCCGGAAACTATTATGAGGCTGCTTGTGGTTGCGCCGGTATTGGCTACTCTACTTTTCGGGTATGGATGACAAAAGGTGAAAAAGCCAAATCCGGGAAATACAGGGAGTTTATGGAGGCCATAAAAAGGGCAGAACACGAAGCAGAGGTCCGGATGGTGGCGCAGTGGCAAAAACACATGCCGGATAACTGGCAGGCAATAGCGACTTTCCTTGAGCGACGCTATTCAGACAGGTGGGGGCGCAAAAGACTGGACATAGAACACAGCGGCGAAATCGGTATCAAGATAGTGGATGATATAAATGACGGAGATTAGGCTATCCGGTCTTATCGCTCCTTCCTTTCACCGGCTGCACAACGAACTAAAAGCAGAACTCTTTGAGGAGATATGGCTTAAAGGCGGCAGGGGTTCAACAAAATCAACCTTCGCCAGCATGCAAATTATACTTGGCCTGCTGAAAGATTCAGAAGCAAACGCCGTCGTCACCAGAAGATACCAGAACGAACTTCGTGATACCGTCTACGGCCAGTTCGAATGGAGCATAGCAAGAATGGGCGTGGGCAACTATTTTAAGTTCCAGGTTGCACCGATGCAGATAGTTTATATTCCAACCGGGCAAAAGATAGTGTTCAAAGCAGCAGACAATCCACTGAAGATGAAGTCTATCAACCTGGGTAAGGGATATATCAAATACGCCTGGTTTGAAGAAGTGGACCAATTTGCCAGCATGGACGAAATACGAAACATTCTACAATCCCTATTTAGGGGTGAGAATAAAAAGCGCATTTCGTTCTTTTCATATAACCCGCCAAAAAGCGGGCGTAGTTGGGTGAACCAGGAGGCAAAGACGCAAAAGCCGGGGCGGCGGGTGCATCACTCGACATACCTTGACGTGCCGCCGGAGTGGTTGGGAGACAGGTTCCTTACCGACGCTGGGCATCTGAAAAAGGTTAACGAAACGGCTTACCGACATGAGTACCTGGGAGAAGAAGTCGGTACCGGCCTTGAAATATTTACAAATGTGGAACTACGGGCCATTACTCAGGATGAGATTGCTATCTTTGACCGCATCAGGCAGGGCCTGGACTTCGGTTATGCTGTTGACCCGCTTTGCTTTGAGCGTATGCACTATGACCGGAAACGCCGGCGGCTTTACCTTTTCAAAGAAATTAGTGGACTGAACCTGTTTAACCGCCAATTCTGGGACAAAGCCCAAAGATATAACGACGTTGCAACTATTGCCGATAGTGCGGAACCAAAAAGCATTGCCGAGTTAAAATCATGGGGAATGAAAATTAAGGGTGCAAAGAAAGGCCCGGGATCCGTTGAGTTTGGTATCAAATGGCTGCAGGATCTAGAGCAGATAATTATCGACCCTGAGCGCTGCCCATTGGCTGCGAAAGAATTCATTAACTACGCCCTGGATGCTGACCGCAATGGGATCATAAAGAGCCAGTTCCCTGACAAAGACAACCACGCAATCGATTGCGTCCGGTACGGGCTAAATGACGACATGAAGGACCGTAAACTCAAGGCCGCCAGGAGCCTATACTAGAGGGGGTGAACCCATGCAGGACATACTCAAACAGCTTATAGCCTTAAACGGCCAGGCGACCAGCGAAATAATCAAGGATCTGATTGCTGACCATGCCCCCAAACGGGAAAAGGTGCTCAGCTTGTATAACCGATACAAGACAGATGACCTTCCCATCCTCAACCGGGAGTTTGAGGATCCGGGGAAGATTAATCGCAAACTAAATAACAGCTTTGACAGCGAGATAGTCGACACCAAGGTCGGCTATTTTATTGGCAATCCTATCTCCTACCAAGTAGACGATGTGCAGCAAGGATCCGAGAAGGTCGATGCAACCCTGGCGGATTTCTCGCTTCGGAATAGCATTGATGACCTAGACTCTGAGACCGTTAAGATGGCTACCATCTGCGGGTATGGCGCCCGGCTGCTTTATATCGACCGGGACGGCCTGGAACGTGTCATGAACGTTAACCCCTGGGAGGTCATCCTGGTCTATGACCGTAGCATCAACGAGCCACAATTCGCTCTGCGATACTATGATGTGACCATCAAGGAGGGCAAAGAGGAAAAGACCCGGACCCGGGTTGAGTGGTATGACGATACAACCGTGACCTATTACCTGGAGGACGATAGCGGCGATTTCGTTCTGGACATTTCCGAGCCAGTAAACCCGCAGCCGCACCTGTTTGACCTGGTACCGGTGATCGTCTTCCCTAACAATGAGGAGCAGCAGGGCGACGCCGAGAAGGCCCTGAATCTCATTGATGCCTACGACCGGACGCTGTCTGATGTAAATTCCGAGATTGAGCAGTTCCGTCTGGCCTACATGGCCTTTTATGGCTATGACCCGGACGAGGAAACACTGGCCCGGGCCAGGCAGACGGGTGCTTTTGGGTTAGATGAAAAAAGCGAAGGCGTGGGCATTGAGTTTATAACCAAAACCATGAACGATACGGCTATTGAGAACCACCTGAACAGGCTGGAAGGTAATATAATGCGGTTCGGGAAGACAGTTAACATGACTGACGAAAACTTCTCCCAAAACCTCTCCGGCGTGGCCATCCGATATAAGCTCATGGCCCTGGAAACCAAGTGTATCACTCTGGAACGCAAGATGACCGCTGCACTCCGGCAGCAGTTCCGGGTACTGGCCACTGCCTGGGCCAAGAAGGGCATCCCGGCGGACTACATCAATATCTTTTTTCAGTTCAAGCGCAACCTGCCGGTGAACCTGCTGGATGAGGCCCAAACCACTGCCCAGCTCAGGGGGCAGGTTTCAGAACGTACCCGGCTATCCCAGCTCTCCTTTGTGGATGATGTCGAGTGGGAGATGGAGGAAATGGCTAAAGACGGAGAGGGCAGGATAGGCCTGGACGATGGGGCCGGTGATGAATAATGAGCATGAGGAAAGAATTCCTCAGACTATTCCTCAGACTGCAGGAACAGATAGATAAGGTTGTTGCGAATAAAGAAAAAGGCATCATCGCAGACTACAAAGCTGCACTTGACGAATTAAGGAACCTGATGGCAGTCACCTATGCAAAATACGAGACGGCTGGGGTATTGCTCTTCTCAGAGATGGCTAAATACAGTAGGTCTGCCAAGCTAGACAAAGAGATCCAGGGTATCTTAACCGAACTGGGCAAGAAGAATGCTAAAAGCACCCGCGATGTCATGAAACTGGTTTACACAGAGAGCTTTGACCGAACAAAAAACCTGGTTGAAATAGCCACAGACAGGAAAATACCGGGCATAATAAAAGATGGAGTTCTTGAGCAAGCCCTTGAAAACCCCGTAAAAGGCCTTAAGCTGAGCCGCACTTTGGAGAAGAACCGGGTGAATATCATATACACGATCCAGCAGACCGTAGAACAGGGATTAAAAAACGGTGAAACCTATGGCCAGATGGCTGGTAGACTTAAAGAAAGCCTGGAGAACGATGTGCCTAAAGCCCTGAGAGTAGTCAGGACCGAGACTCATAGGGTAATGGAACAAGGGAAACACGATTCTCTTGGGAACGCCCAAGCCGCTGGCATTGAGCTAGTTAAAATTTGGGTGTCATCCAGGGATGAGAGGGTAAGGGCAAGTCATGCTTCGATGGACGGGGTAACCGTAGACTATGACGAAGACTTTGTTAACCCCTTTACCGGCGGCAAGGGTCCCGGCCCGGGGATGATGGGCGTAGCTGCAGACGACATTAACTGCAGGTGCATATTCACAATAGACATAAAATAAGGTGGTGGCGCATTGGAAATTGAGATTAAAGGGCTATCAATAGTCAGAGACTTAATCTACTCCATGCGCCGCATTTACCAGCACCCGAGCACACCACCAAAAGAACTCCTAGGAGTCATAAGGCGTACTAGGAGGGCAAATAAGAGGAGGAATTAATATGCCATTAGCACAAATTAAGCAGATGATTGAGGCTAACAAAGACAACCAGGACGTTCAGAATTACCTCAAGGGGTTGAACCCTTTAACACCTGAGGGCGTGACTGCGTTCCTGGATACGGCAGAAGGCAAGAAGATTCTGCAGCCCAAGCTAGACCAGCATTTTACGAAGGGGCTGGAAACCTGGAAAGAAAAGACCTTTCCTACCCTGATGGAAGAGGAGATCAAAAAGAAATTCCCTGCGGAGACCGAGGAGCAAAAGCGGATGCGAAAGCTCGAAGATGAGCTGGCCAAGGAGAGGGAAGCCCGGATCCGCAGCGAGCTGGCAAACAAGGCCACTACACTCGCAACAGAAAAGGAGCTACCGGTGGAGCTGGTACCGTATTTTGTGGGGCAGGATGAAGAAACCACACTCGCCAATATTGGCAATCTCGAAACAGTCTACCAGAAACATCTTCAGGCCGCAGTAGAGGCCAAATTCAAAGAAAACGGCAGAACGCCAAACAAAGGTGGCGGTGGAGGCGGCGGAGATAAAGGTGGAGAGTTCGGTGCCGAGTTAGGCAAGAAGCAGCAGGAAGGAGCCAAAAAACACCAGGAAAGTCAAGATCTTTACTTCAAGTGAGCTACCCAGTTCTGTGGGTGGCGAAATTATTTTTAGGAGAGTGATCATTCAATGAGCAAATTCATAGAGACTGAATTCGTGAGCACGAAGGAAATCCTGAAGTTCCCTGACCACTATGTGGCCATTCCCGTAATGGTCGACGATGCTGGCATAACAGCCGACGCAAACGGCAAGAAGATTATCAAGAAAGGCACAATCGTCGGTGGCAAGACAAAGGCCGTCCTAGACAACTTGGATGAACCTGTGGGTGATAAGTACGTGGCGGCGGTAAAAGCTGCGCTCGTAGCGGGGACCGCAGATCAGAATAGCGCAGTGCTGTTTGAGGCAGTTGATGCGGGGGATGCAGGAGAGCAAATTTACATCACCATCACTGACCCTGCATCCCCCAGCGCGGAACTAGGAATTACCGTTAGCAGCAAGGACATTGCCATCGCTTTGGCCACTGATGTTGAATCGGATGAGTGTAGCACCGCCAAGGAAGTTGCCGATGCTATAAATGTGCACGCTCAGGCGAAGCTTCTGGTTAAAGCTTCGTACTACGGCGACGGCGCCGGCACAGTTGAAGCAAAGGCCAAAACCCCACTGGCCGAGGGCGAGGACGGCGCTGCAACCGGGGCAGAGGGTGTCCTGATGAATGATGTTGATGTGACCTACGGCGACAAGGAAGGGGCCATGATCATCCACGGCTTTGTTGCAGTTGACAAGCTGCCTTATGGAGACAACAACGCTGATGCTGCCGCAAAGGCGGGGGCCATTCTCGGCGCGGTGAAGTTCGTCAAGTAAGACAGCCACAACTTGGGGAAAAGCGAAAAATTTTAATGGAAGGTGATATAAATGCCAACTATTTTTGATATGGTGAACGCCAAGGAAATTAGCGCATATTGGACTGAGGCAGTGGAAAACAAGACCCCCTATCTCGGGGCGACTTTGTTCCCTGCTAAGAAGCAGCTGGGCCTTGACCTGAGTTGGATCAAGGGTTCCAGGGGCCTACCTGTGGCCCTGACTCCCAGCGCATTTGACACCAAGGCCACCTTGAGAGATCGTATCGGTGTCAAAAAGATTGAGACCGAAATGCCGTTCTTCCGCGAAGCGATGAGAATTGGCGAAAAAGACCGGCAAGAGATCAACAAACTCCTGGCGGCTTCAAACCGAGCTACCTTGGAGCCTATTTTGACCCGCATTTTTGACGATGCAACCAACTTGATTGACGGTGCCGAAGTGCAGGCGGAGCGGATGCGGATGCAGCTGCTCAGCACCGGTAAAATCCGTATTACTGCGGAAAACCGTATGGGTTATGATTACGATTACAAATTGCCGAGCACCCACAAAGCCCTCATTAATGTTGCTAATAACAAGTGGTCTGCCACCGAGACTGCCACGCCCGTACAGGACATCCAGGATTGGCAGGATAAGGTCGAAGAGGATACCGGCGTACGTCCCACGAGGGCCATCTGTACCCGGAAGACCTGGAACTACCTGCTGGCAAACAAGAGCATTCGTCTGGATATGGATCCCATTGGCGGCACAAACAGAATCATGACCGACTCCATGTTGCAGCAGTACTTGAACACAAAGCTGGGGCTGAGCGTGGCGGTTTACAACAAAAAGTATCACGTCTCCCTAGGCGGCGCGTCATACCTATTCTTCCCGGATGAAGTTTTCACACTTGTCCCGGACGGCGCACTAGGCAACACGTATTACGGCACTACTCCGGAAGAATCCGACCTGCTGAGCGGAGCCACTGATGCCCAGGTGCAAATTGTCAACACGGGCGTAGCAGTGGCGACAATTAAAGAGCCCCATCCGGTGAACGTCCAGACCGTTGTGTCTGCGATTACGCTGCCGAGCTTTGAAGCAATTGACAGCATCTTTGTTGCCACGGTGCATAGCTAGAAGCCTGATATGCGCGTCTGGCGTGGGTGAAAGGCTACCCAGTAAAACGGGCAGCCTCTTGCCTGATCAAGGGGAGGTATTAATAAATTGAGCGATATGCCTGCAAAAAACGCAAGGTATTTTAAGAGTGACCTAACTGTTATGAATCTGGCGGATGAAATGGCAGATATAGCAAGCAAGATAGAATCGATTTGCGAAGCTCTTGTTGTGGACAAAAATGTGGAAGTTACGCTATCGGGCAGTATTCTTGCGGAAGCAACTGTGCTAAATGTTACTACCGCAGGGACAAGAGTACAATTACCCGATATTCTTTGCCACGAAGTTACGATAATTGCCAAACGCACTAACACAGGTTACATTTATGCAGGGAAAAACACTGTATCGTCTACCGTTTATGGAGTAGAATTTGCGGCAAAAGATTCCTTTACCTTTAATGTCAGCAACGCAAATCAGATTTACATTGATGCCTCAATAAGTGGGGAGGGGATTAGTTATGTTGCAATCTAGGTTTAATCCGGCAACAAAACCGTATATTGCTCCACCATATATGCTGGCAAATAAACCGATGTATCTCAAAAAAACTGGTAATGATATGTGGATTAGAACCCCACTTAATGCTACGCAGGATTTAGTACAAAAGTTATATGCTAGTTTAGCGGCATTATGGAATAGTAATGGATACGAAAATCCAATCTTTTGCCCCAATCGTACTCATTTATTAGCCAATTCAACTGCATACACTTATGCTGCATCATGGGACGGTACAAATTGTCATTATAACGGTGATGATATTTGTCCTTTATTTTATAATGGTTCTTACATGGCGGGGGGGCATGGAGTCTATGCTTGCCGAACTTTAACGGTCGCGTCACATGATAAAGTAGCCGCTGATCTAGGTTCTATTTGGCAAGATGCTGGGGCAAGACAGTGGACATTGGTACGTATTTTAGATGCTACGCATTTACAATTTATCCCCGATTTTACAACTAATGCGGGTGGAGCTTGGAGTTTTAGTACTACTATTGGGGCATCACCTTTGACTCATGTATCGGGAGCTACGAATACAACTAATGTAGTTTATACGGCTACAGCAATATCAATTTTATCTCCTGCGGTTAAAAATGTAACCTTAAAAATACTCCTTGATGGGATGTTAGAGGTAGTTGATAACACCGTTAATCAATGTAATTTTGTAGATATTGTACAAACTTATGAGGTTTGTGACCCTAGAACTATACTAACTTACATGAAAGCGAATACAGGTAAAACGATACCTGAAGCCGTGGCTAATATTGCAGTAACACCTGATATAACAACTACTGTAATTTATCGTTATATGCCTAATGGTTCGTGTACTGTATATCAAAAAATAACGACCGTAAACCCCGTTACAGATATTAGTATGGGTGGCGTGCAGTCAATATCGTTAGATTATGCATCTATAAGCGGGAAGTTGATTGAATATATCCCTCGCTCTAAATCATGGGTAGGGAGTGTGGGTACATGGGACTTTAAAATTCCAACCGAGATTCAAGGGACGTTTGAAGAATCAGCTTTAACGTCAGACAGATGGGATAATGTTGCAAAACCTCCTTTTAGAGCAACGCAAATACTTAAAACTACAGCAGGAGTACCAGTAATTGGGTTCTCGCTAGGCTATTCACTGTCAAAGAAAGACACCGTTGATAGTATTCGTAAAGATACGGTTAGTTCTGCTGTAACGATTAACGGTAGTTCTCGCAAGCAGTATCTAGGCGGTAGATATGCTGCTACTTTAGCGGTAGGTGTCACATGGGAACTTCTGTGTTTTAGAAATTATTTTGACCCAAACAACATTTATGGAGCCACGGTGTACGAATACCATGAAGAAGGCAACGAGTTAATAGTTGACATTGACTTCCACTCTACGGTTGACAGGGTGTGTATGCCAATTCCTGCGGGATGGTACGGGAAATCAATTTCCACGCTTCATAGCGATGGAACTATTACAATCCATAACAGTACAGTGAATGGTAATGGAATTATTGTATCGGTCACAGATTATGGAAGTGCTACTTTAAAAATAAGTTAAGCAACTATCGGAATAGCGATAGTGCAACAAGCATGATTGGTTGTTTCCCTCTCTTATTTAGCGTCGAAAAGAGATCCACAGCAAATATTTTTAAGAGAGCCGCAAGGCTCTTGTTGTGGACAAAAATAAGCCCTTCAGAAAGGGGGGTGTTGAGGAACCGAGGTGAGGCGATGGGCAGGCCCAGCAAAAAAGCCGAAAGAGGGTGAGTGCCATGAATGACCAGGAAATTAAAGCCGCATATCTGGACTGGATTAAGTCCTACTGCAATAACGACTTTGCCGGTGGTGTGCCCGGCAGCGTTAACCTGGCCTTGGAGAAATTGGCAGCCAGACACATTCAGGATTCTAATGTGGCCAGCGAGCAGGTGGGCGATCTGTCGAGGTCTTTCTTTGGCAGCGACTTGCCGAAAGACATTAAGGCTCTGCTTAGGCCGTACCGGAGGATTACTTTCGTATGAGCAAGGTCATCGACAAAAACAACATCCCTAAGCTGCTGGAGGTGCTGGATGCCTTGTGGAGCCACCAGATTCAGATAGGCATATTCGGAAGTGATGGTTCGACCATCTTGATGATAGCATCTGTGCAAGAGTTCGGCTGCAAGATAACCGTGACTCCTAAGATGAGGGCTTACCTGCACAGCCAGGGACTGCATCTCAAAGCCAGCACCAAACAGATCAACATTCCAGAGCGTTCATTTATCCGCTCAGGCTTTGACGAACAAAAGGTCAGGTACGAAAAACAGGCGGCCAAACTGCTCGACAAGGTGCTGCATCTTGCTATACCCGTTGATACATTTTTTAGTGTTTTGGGTGAGTACATCGCTGGCCAGCTGCAAACATACCTGACTGATATCAGTACCCCGCCTAATCACCCTTTTACCATAGCGAGGAAGGGCAGCTCTAACCCGTTGATTGATACCGGTCGCCTTCGGCAGGCGATAACCCATAAGGTGGTGAAGGCGTAGTGTTTGACTTCCGTGATCTTATAGAGCACTACTCATCTGACATCGCAATCATTCGCCAAAATGAGGGCCATTACGATTACAGCCAGGGTGGTGTCTGGGTGCCAGGCGATGAGGAGCGAATCGAAACCCGAGGTGCGGTTATTTCCCTTTCAACCAATGAGCTAAACGAGCAGCTGCAGCACGGAGAAGGTGGAGCTTATACCCGGGACGATAGGAAGATATACACCCACAAGGACATTAACCCTGGGGAAACCGTGGAGCATAACGGATTGAGGTATACAGTGGCCGAAAAGGTGCCTTATTCCGACCTTGCCAGTGGGCTCAATATCTACTATGTAAGGCGGGTGATGTGATGGACTACGCAACTATTAGAAACGGGATAGTCTCCGGGCTATATCAACATTTGCAGCTGCCCGTGGTGCCTACTGACACCAGCCAGCCGAAGCCGGATTATCCGTTCGTGAGTTATAAATTCTCCACCTTGTATCGGCCGGACGCGGCGGTACTAATCAGAAGCCCCGTGGAGAATGTTGAACCTGAGGAACCTACGGAACCCGTAGAACCCACGGAGCCGGAGGAGCCGGAGGAGCCGGAGGAGCCGGAGGAGCCTTTTTTCGAATACGACATCCAATACACGCTTAAGGAGCAGCCACAGATGGTGCTCAGCATATCGACCTACAGCTTGGATGAGGCAGAGGCCTACGATAAGGCCCTGGAGGCGCAGGCATGGTTTAAGCTGATAGGCTATCACGATCTGAAGGGGATGAATCTGGTTGTTGTAGGTGTCACGACCTTGCAGGATCGGAGCATTCTGATTGTCGATAACTTTGAGAAGCGCATTGGCTTTGACGTAACCCTGCGGGTTGGTGTTGAAACAAAATCACGTATAGAAACAATTGAGAAAATAAGTATTAGTAAGGAGTGACGAAGGTGAGTAAAGATTTTATTGTTGACATTACCAAGCTGACAAGACCAGTCAGCCAGCAAGGATTTGGCTTGCCGCTGATTCTCGCCACGGATAAAGCCCATCCATACACCCTTTACAACGATATATCCAGTTTGGCCGAGGACTTCCCCGTTGGTACGGCGGCTTATGCCATTGCATCCCGCATCTTTGGGCAAAACCCTGCACCGGCAGAGGTGGCAGTCTGCGGGATGCTTTACGACACGCTGGAAGAAAACCCCGAAGAACCAAGTGAATTCATCACGGTACCGGGAGAGCCTGCTGACCTCGTGGCTGAACTGAACAACCTGGTAGAAACCAAAAATGACTGGTATTTCCTTACCTGCGACCTTAACTCCACGGAGGTCATCGCTGCTTTGTCCGGATGGGTGGATACTCAGCTGAAAATGTATTTTGTGACCACCCAGTCTTTGGCTGCACCGGCTACCCTGGAGAGTGAGCGAACCGTGGTTATGTACCACGACGATGAGGATGCCTATGTTGCCGAAGGATTGGTTGCAATAGCTGCCACGCACCGGCCCGGGG